AATCACTGTCGATTACGCCCACACAGTTAGCGGGGCGCAGTCCCTTCTTGGAAGCAAGGCCGCTCCGGGCGTAGATCGCACCGAAAAGCCCGACAGGAATCTCCATGGCAAGGCCGGTGGGGATCATCTTGGTGGTGTGGGGCGGGATGCTCACGAGGTCATAGTCCAGACAGGCACAGAGATCGGCGCCTGCCGCGTCTTTTGAGCTGCGCACCGGAAGTCTGGCGCCGGGGCGGAGCTTCTTTACTTTCACTTCGTTCATCAGTGGCGCGGCCTCCCGGCATTGATGCAGACAGTAATGACGATCATCGCCGCGACACAGATACAAAAGATGTAATGCTGCATGTTATTCTCCTGTTATGTATTAATTGAACCAGCGGACAACCGGCTCGCCGGTATATCCTTTTTCCCAGATAAACCATGCGTAGGCCTGGGCGCTGTTGTTGCTGCGCTGCTCTTTGCTGAAGTCGCCGTTCTTGCAGCAGTTGATTCTGCCGGTGGCGACATAGATCATCTTTGGCGGATAGCGGTCGAAGAGTTCTCTTCTGGATTTTCCTTCCAGAAACTGAATCTTCAGGAACATGGCGACACGGTGCCCGTCCGGCACACAATCGATCGCGTGTTCTACAAACTCCTTTGCGAGCTTATACGGCGGGTTTGTCACGATATCGCCTTCAAAAACATCGTTCGAGCTGAGGAAATCGACCCCACCCGCTCCAAAACCGCGGTCAATCAAGTCTGTGGAGATGACATCGTAGCCATGTGCTTCCAGAACGCGGCTCAGATGGCCTTCGCCGCAGGCGCATTCCCATACATGATGATCAAACTGCTCTTTCTCCAGAAGCAGCTCCATCGCGATCGGGTCGGTGGCGTAGTAGTCGTTCTCCTCACGGGAAGAGCCGCCGTGATTGGAAGCTCCAAGGGTTACAAAGAGCGCGTGTTCTTCTGCGTTTGTCACTTGTGTCAGGAACAGCAGTCACAGGACTGGCAGGAACCGGTATTTTCCGTTTCGTCATCGCCACAATCCAGTGAAATAACACGGTCAATGCAGGAAACAAGCGATTTCAGCACGCCGTGGTCGATCTCTTTGTCGAAGTCGGAATTGAACGAATAGTAGTCACAGATAAAGGCACTAATCAGTTTGAGCTTTTCGTTGTTCGTCATAAAAAATCTCCTTTTTTCTTTACGAAATCTGTTTTGCGTACTGGTTGTCAGACGCAAGCTTCACGCCGAGAACTTCGTCCATGTGCGGTTCCTGGTCGGGGACGAAACGCCCGAACTTGACGATGATATTCGGAAGGCTCATGAGGAAGTGGAGCTGCCCATTGATTTCCTCTTCGGTATAGCCGGTGTAGATGACGACGGGGTCCGTGCATCCGTACTGCATCCGGAGCTTCTGAAGGAAGGAGAAGAGCTCCTGCCACTGGTCGAAGGGCTCCAGGCCGCCAAAAACCAGGGCTTTGCTGATCGGGTTGTGGAGGTAGCGCTTGATGAGGTAGTCGTCGTCAGTGTGAATTTGGTCGATGTTTACAAGTTCCGCGTTCTGGCAGACGGGTTTGCCGCAGTCGCGGTCACATTTGAAATCGCAGACGGCGGTCGCGATGAACATGGAGGGGACTTTGTAGTTCACAAAGTCCTCATCCGTAATGCCTTTAAGCCACATTGTTACTGCATCACTCCATCATTTGAAAGTACATTCATCCACTTGCGGGCATCAAACTCCCGCTTGCGAATCTTCTGGTAGCTGGAAACAGGTGTGTAAAACCCTACGACACGTGCATAGGTGTCGGCGATCGGCTCGCCGCAGACAGGGCAGCGAGGCTCCGAGATAAAGGCATGCTTGTGTTTGCAGACACTGATCTTGGTAGTGAATGCGAAATAAATGACGCCCTGCTGTGCCACATAATTCAGCATGTCCCACGCTTCTTTTTCGGTGGCAAATCGGTTCTCGATATTGATATGAGCGATACAACCGCCGCCGCACTTCTTATCGAAGAGCGAACCGAGACGGCACTTCTCCTGGATGGTGCATTTTTCCATCAACGGAAGCCACTGGTTACTGTAAATCCAGTATTTGTTCTGCTCAAACAGCAGGTTGTCAGCCGTCGCAATGACACCGGCACAGTTTTCAGCCGGGATCATTTCAATGTTGAAAGAGAAGTCACAGTCGAAGCTGTCTTTCACTTCGTTCATAGCGTCCAGAATCTGCGTGGCGAACTCTACCGCCTCGTCTGAGTAGCTCTTGCAACCAAACTCGTCTGTATTGATGAGACCGAAGAGATCCATGACCTCATACATGCCGATCCCGCCGATGGTGCAGAACTGTTTGTCAAGTTCCACCGCTCCGTCCTGATAATTCGGCAAAAGCCCCTTCTCAATGTTACGCTGGATAATGTGGCGCATGCTTGTCAGCGCCTTGCAGTCCAGGAGGACACGGTCGCGGAGAATCTTCAGGTACTTTTTCTTGTCCATGCCACTCTCATAGGCGATTCGGACAAGGTTGACAGTGCTGACGCGACACGATCCCACAGAAAGGGCGGTCCCGCCGATACTGTTGATGAAGGCGTCGAGCTTCTGGGTGTCGGAAAGGAGCCGGCAGCAGTTTGAGAGAACCCCGACGTTGTCGGATACGAAGAAATTGGAATCACTCCATTTCATATTGTGTCTGGACGCCCAGCGGGCGAATTCTTCATCCTGGAATTTGCCGTCTTTATAGAGAAGCGAATATGTAAGCACCGGGTAAGTGAACATATTGGTCTCACGAATCTCGCTGACCACTGTCATGAAGACTTTCTGACACAGGATCAGGTCTTCGATGTGGTCGATGGCGAGGGTGCCGTCCGGGAACTCGACTCCGCCGAAGAGGGACTCGAGGTAGGGACGGTCGAAGGTTGAGATATTTGTAAAGGCACTCTGATCTCAATGATGTTCAGCAACTGATCGCACTGGAGTTGTCAAAGCGGTCACCGGGTCCCATCCGCGACTGACTCTGGAAACAATTGTGCTGTATTTCAGATTGGAGATTTCACACCATTCTTTCAGCGTATGTTCTTCGTTGTTGATCGTAACTTTAATATTGCGACGCGTATTATTACACTGCTCTTTCTGTGTAATCCACCGACAATTACCAGGACTATAGCTCCCGTTTACGTCTATCCTGTCAAGTGTCAACGCATCCTGATATCCGTTGTTAATACTCCATGTATAAAAGCCGTCAAAAGATTCAACCCATTCATCGCAGATCGTGATTCCACGTCCGCCGTAATCTTTATAATTCTTATGGTTTCTGTTAAGGCAACGTTCTTTCATATTCTTCCATATAGCATGGAGGCGAGTGTCTGTCATACCGTGAGTTGTCATCGTTTTACGAGACGTTTCAACACGTACACAGCCACACGAAGATGTATGCCCTGATCGCAGATGAATACCAAGTACATTTACTTCATTTCCGCAATCACAGCGACATCTGTACTGAATATCGTGTCTTCCACTTGGATAGTAATGATCATCGGTGCGCTCAAGCACATACAGCCGTCCGAATTTCATGCCCGTCAAATCATTCATACGCATATGTTTCCCTCCTTTCAGTTGTTGTCCTTATCGGTTTCTGTATGTTTCCATACAGTTCAGACTATATCTTTACCCATACGATGGGCAGCTACCATTTCGGGGTGCTTACCCCTACTCCCTGGCGGGATAGTCGTTGAACCTTCCTCTGTTCGAGACTTGGCTGCTGATTGCCCATTGTCGCCTTCCGTGTTTAGGATTTAACCATGCACGATCCTGTCTGTTTTTTCTGCTTTCGCCGCTGTCGCATCTGTTCTTCTTCAGAACTACGCTGTAGCCCGACAGGCTTTAGGGGTTTTCAGCAATTAAGTAGCTTTTCTAAGCAGCTTACACTGCAAAGGGACTAATCTTAATCCGCAGGAACGGCTGGTTCAGCCGGTAAATCAGCTTCTGGAACTGCTGCCTAAGGTAATAATCCGGGTCTTTCATGTAGTACCCGTCCTCAACATCCTTCTTCCAGAACCACCACGCCCAGATCAGGACGTTCGGCATGCCGACAGCGCCAGACTGACGGTTGCTGAGGAAGCTCACGAACTCAATGACGTCATCGAAATAGGTCGTCAGGTGCTTCGGAGCCTCATTGTTGTAGTG